TGCGTTATAAATACCAAGGGCAGATTTAATATCATCAACACTCATGGCTGCCGCTTGTGCAAAACCGCTCGGCAATCCAGGTGGTGATAACCTTGTCGGCATGTTGGCGGGGTTGCCGTCAATATCCGTCTGTTTATAAATTAACACCGCCGCTTTAGATGGTGAACGCCAATCGTCAATGTTATCCTCAACCGTTCCCTGCGCCGCCATAATTGGTGCAATCGGTTGCTTGCGTAGCGTTTCGATTTCTAACGACTTGAGGTAGTTGTGCAGCATCTGTGCACCCTTACCCCTGCGAATTAAACTGTATAATTCCCGCTTACCATCAATCCACGCTTCCTCACCATAAACAGGCACAATGGGAATATATTTTCCAGGAAACGAGGTTTTTTCTAATACATCCTGACCAGACAACCAATAACGCTCAACTTTTATTTCGGTAATATCACGCTTTTTTATAAAACCTGGCGATTCCTCATCACCTTCTGAATAGTCACTAATGACTTCGCCAAAATCAGAATTGCTTGCTTTTATAGACTTGCGAGTTTTAACAAGTCTAAAGAACTCCGCAACGGTTACATTTTCGTCGCCCTTCTCTGTTTTTATTTTTCTTTTGGGGCTTGCAAAGTCTGAAGGCGTAAAATCAGGCCAGCGTTCGTTAAATTCATCAACGCTTATTTGTTCCAAAACAGTACAATGCTTTGCATCGCTTCCATCACTGTAAATGGAATTTTTATCTATAAAGATTGAGAATGGATTGACAACAGGTTTAATGACTAACTGCTGATTAAATGTTCCGTCATCACAAAATTCATGGTCGACCCGTATAAAGCCAATAGATGATTTAATGGCAAACAAACCCGCATTGTCGTAAATATTATCGGCACGACTGCGAAACTCAATGTTTTTGATTAGCCCCTTAAAGACTTTAGCTACTTCTGAAGAACCCTTTTGGTCGCTGGGGATGACGTTAATGGATGGGGTTTGCATCCGTTGTTCGTTGGCAACCTGGTGCACGAACTGGGACAGTTTATCCACGGTAATCGCTGCTCTACCCCAACGCCTGCGTTCTGCATAATCTCCCTGTTCCCATTGTGCATCTTCTGCATCCGATAAAAAGTACAGGTCATCCCTTGCCCTATCATAGATTCCATTCCAATAGCTTGAATCGCGCTGATATAATTCACGCGCCTCTTCGACGATATTTTCTTCTTTTTCGGATTCTTTAATGCGTTCACGCATAAAACAGCCTAATCACTCATAAAGGAAGTGTTGGCCGTTCTTATTCTGACACTAACTGGCACAGACTGAACGCCATAAGATTGCGCCTCTGGACGATAACCTGCTGCGAATGTTCTAAATGCGTCTGCGCCGTTAGAAAAGTCATCATGATGCGGTTCATCATCCCATCTGGCTTCTTTACTATTCCATTCCCGCCTGTAGTTGTCAAGTGCCTGTATTCCATCAGCACAGTGAACAGCATCAATCCATATTTCCATTAGCGCTGGCTTACATTTTGTTTCAATATCTAGCCGCTTGTCTTTTGACCTTGGCACGATTCTAATTGGTTTTACGCCCAGCGACTCAAAAATATCTTTAATAGACCTGTTGTCTGCGCTAAGTCTGTTATGTTCGCCATCGTGGGGCAAATAGTGCGTGCCGTATGAATAGGGCAATTCTCTAAGAATTTTGGCATATTCTGTCAAGTCTTTACGCCGCGCTTGAAAGTATCTTATAAAACGCTTCTCTCTGGCTACTTCCTGGAAAAACCATACGGCCATCAAGTCGCGGTTACCCAAATCCCAAAACGTGTGCACAAGTTCTCGCGGTTCCCAGGGAACATTAACAATCCGCCCATTCTTTCTTAAAAAGGTCATCTGTTCAGAGTAAAACGCGCCTTCCATGCTTGCGCTAAATGATTCCTCTGGTGTGCTAGGATATTCCCGCAACATCTTGTCGTTAAGCAATTGGCGTTTCTTGACGTACCAAGCCCGCTGGTCATCATCAATTTCTATTCCCTGGCTTTTTAATGAATCAAAGTATTTTTGATTTTCTTCGCTAATTATCGTATTTTCAGTATCAACAGGGTGTAAGCGATACTCTGAATTTTGCCACCAGGGGAAAAAGTGAAACTTTGGGTCGAGAGGCGATAGTTCAACCTTTTGATATTCCAAGTTCCTGGCCTGTTGCACCAGGTCATAAAACATCCCCGATTGCCCTTCAGCAGTTGATTCAACAAATATCTGTTGGCCTAACCCCACGGCGTTAAAAGCCCCTGTGTTAATCTCTAAAGCCTTATCGGGGAATCGTGCGGATATTTTCCCGTACTCTGAAACATGCAGCTTTTGAAACGTACCAGAGCGCAAGCTAGTTCCTACCACAATGCTGCTGCCGTTAGAAAACTCTAACTTGCGCGCGCTGTTTGATACCGCCTTGCGTTCATTCTTAAGCCATTCTGGCAATCTGTCATAAGCAAACTTAACTTTGTTATCAAACAAGTCTGCGGCCTCTGTAAGACCTTGTGCAATAACACCAGCGGCGTGATTGCTGTTGAACAGGCACGCATCTAACATGTAGATTAGAATGAAAGTGGAAAATCCTAATTGCCGCGCCTTCAAAATAACGTTGAAGTAATGAATGTTGTTATAAAGGCATTGTTGCGCCTCATTCATAACAAACTTAACCTCTCGGCCATTGCTATCACGAATACAATAAAGATTATTCAGCCTCCATAATCGGTCACCAAGTAATTCTTTAAGTTTTTGAGCGTCTGATTGTGTTGTCATGCTTGGCCAAAATGTTTAATAAACAAGTGTGCTGTATTCCATCTTATTCTTTATTATCTGAAGTAACTTCTGGCAATCCCTTAGTGCTTCCATCAAGCTGTTCAAGAATTCCTGCAATAGTTACGCTATGCTCAATGGCACCACCCTTTGCACCAGTAAGCTCAACCTTGCTTCTATCCGAATAATCCTTAGGAAAACGCGCTGGCATAGACTTAGACCAAAGCGGTGAATTAAACTGATTATTGCCTAAATTGTCTTGCGCTGTTTTTTCCCACCAAAATTGACTGTGAGTGACGGCTATTTTCATAGCGTCAGAAAAGTCTTGTTTAGAATCAATCCATTGGTCTAAAGTTTCTCTTGAAATATCTAGTGTCGAAGCAATCATCGCCTTGCTGTAACCTTGCTTGCCAAGTTCGATGACCTGTTCGCAAAATTCCTCTTTATACTTTGTTGGCCTTCCAAAAGGTTTTTTTTCAGTCATGGTTAAGCCTCTCTTGGTATACGGTTCATGTCGCAATTATTATCCGTTTGATAATAGGCGGCATCACATAAAGAATATACAAACTCTATAAAATCAGCAGATTCAGGGTACTTTTTGTCCGCGTCGAATGTTATCATGTTGCCGTGATGCACAGGATTTGCATAGGGGAAACGTTCTTTTAATTTGTTAAGCACATATTCAGGCGAGCGATTAACGTATTCAAAGCCATGCCCATCAAGCATATAAACAGTGTAGCAAGTCCCCATTTTAACCCCTCAATCATGTTGCAACAACCTATTTTACCCCATTTAATTTTTTTTTCAAGAATCTGCATTTTTGTGTTGAAAAACTATGCAAATCATATATTCTAAACATATCAGCACCAAGGCTGATAACAACAAGGGATTAAACACCATGACCGCGCTTCAGTTATTAAAAAGAAGTTATGATAATGTTCAACCAATTGTTTTTTGGTATGACGTGCAGAATGTTGCACTATCCGATGGCTTAAAAAGCCCGAAGGACGCTATCAGGCTTTACAAATACGCCCACCGCAAGAGCAAACAGCACCTGCCAGAATTGGCGGACACTTGGCCAGCAAGTGAGCGAATCAAAGCACTTGGCTATGACCCCATGAACACCAACCAATAAGGATAACCGACCATGACCAACCAATTACCAAGCGACGACAAGTTAATTGAGATAATAAAATCCATTTACCCTTGGGATTACAACCGAGAGGCTTACGAAAAAATAAACGGGATTTTAGGATTCACCATGACTAAGGAACAACAATATAAAATCTATTGCCTTAATTATGATATTGTTGCGCCCGCGATAGAAAAAGAGAGAATGGCGGCGATGGGCTTTATACCGACAACCATAGATTGGCTTGAAGCAAACATAGGGAAAAAAGTTGCTATGATTGCCACGGGCGGCCTTATGGGTGACAACCTAAAAACAGGAACACTCAAGAGGAATGGCGATTGGTACATCGTTATGCCGCCAAGGTGCAGCAAACGCGGTTATTCCCCGTCAAAATATATCAAAGCCGCCTAACACCATCACAAAGGATAACCAACCATGACAAACCTAACCAAAACAACCGAAACCTACCGCATTTGGTGGAGCAAAACCGACATGAAGGGCAAACATGCAGCATGTTGCGCGTGGGACTTTGACCAAGGTGAATGGCATCCTGAAACTGATAGTTGCACAAGCGACTATGAAACAGCCATGGACGCTTTCAACCAAGAGTTTGAGCTTGAGAAAGAAAAAGAAACGCCTTTTCATATGATTTTGGCCAAAGAGGTTAGCGTGTTTATTTATGACAAAGACGATGATGATTGGATTTTTGACTCAAGCGAAATTACGCCTTTTATCACCAAAACCCATAGGGATTAAACCATGACCAATTATTTCACCCACAAGCAAAGCTGGCCAGCAGCTAAGGCCAGGATTGTGGATAACCTTGTTACAATGCAGGCTGTGTTGGCCTTGATTGCCAAGGGCTTTGATTGCCCCCTGGCCGCTGATACCTTGGCCGCGATGGCCAATGTAAACCGTATAACCACACCAAGCCAATAGGGGGACATTATGGCCGTTTTAACACACCTTACCAGCAATGACCTGTATGATTTGGACTATCACGCTGGCCGTGCTGGATTGAGGATTGGCAATTTTGACGCTGTAGACTTGATACAAACCTTGCGCCATTTAGTGCAAGAACTGGACGATTTAGAATGGGATAAAGACAAGCTAGAAACAGAGGCCGAGGCTTTGAAAGAAAAAATCGAGGCCTTGCAATCTGAAAATCTGGAATTGTCGGCTGAGCGAGATAACCTAGAGGACACGGTTATTGAGCTTGAGAAAAAACTGAAAAAACTGGAAAAGGAACAGGCCAATGACCAATAATTTCAACCTTGCCGATGCAATCGCCAACATCATCCGCTATAAACTCAATCCTGGCGACATTGATAGCAGCCTAACGGACAGCGAGATTGTTGCCATTCAACACCTGAACGCCGCCTATGGGGCGCTGATGGCTAACGATTAACCCATTGCCCAGCTGGAGGTGGCATAAAACACCAGCGGCTAGTGGTGGATTTTTTACTGGTGTTTGCATCCATGAACTAGCAGGGGGGGCTTCGGCTCCTCCTTTTTTTTGCGATTTAATCTGCAATTTAATCTGCAACCCGCAATTTATCCTGCAGTTTAATCTGCAATAAAAATT